CGCTCCACTTTGGTCATCGTCAACGATGGCATCCGTTTCGGTTTCGGTGGCTTCTACTTCTTCCTGCGCTCCTACTTTGTCAAGATCATCAACGCCTGGCCCGGCAGTTGAATCATCAACGACCGCTTCTGGTATTGTATCTTCCATTGGATAACCCTCTATCTAGTTGTTAAAAATGCTTCTATCAATTCTCTCTTACGCTGTAGATACAAAGCAATAACCAACTCATCGTCGGCTAGTATGTCAAGTCTTCTTTGTTCTTCAACAGCCGAGAGGCGTTCTAATTCTTTTTGATCCTGCTCTCGTTTCAGGGCCTCATTAAGGAATCCGCTGGCCTCTCCAGCTTCCAATAATTCCTTGGAAAGCCTTTCATCCCTTGCAAACGGTATTAGAACAGGTTCGCTCGGTTTAATGGCTTCTGCTTCAACAGAGGATGGTGCAACGGGCGGAACGTTAACAACTGGATTAGATTGTGCGCCGTTGTCGTCTTGCGCCGCCCGTTTTCTTTGTTCATCGCCTTGAGCCTTAAGCGCTTCAATGATCTTCCTGCTCTGAGCTAATTTCTTCTCTCGTTTTTTATCTTTACGAGAAACCTTTAAGGTTGAACCGCCTGAAACAACTTCTTCTTCAACTATAGGGGTGAAACTGAGCGCGTTCCCCCCATATGCATTACCGCTAGCGATTCTCCATTGCTCATCGAGGTCCGCTGTTGGCAGCTTATCTCTAACCCATGGCCGCCCAACCCCAAGAACTCCTGCGCGTTTTTCTTTTGTGTCAATTGCCATTAAGACATCTTAGCCTCAGTGTAATCCGCACCGTCATCGGTGATTAATTTGGATGCGATTTTAGTCCCTGCATCATTATGAATTTCTAAAGCGTCTATGCCTGAAGTTTGCACTACAACTTTATCCCTTAAAGCCATATATAACAACATGAGGCCGGTTCGGATTGTCGGGGTAGCGGTTGGGGCTGCGACGCCGAGTTCGGCAATGGCGGTGTCAAGAGCAGCATTCACCTGAGTAAGAACATCGGATGCTGCAATATTCTCCAAAGCGGCAATTAGCCCCGGAACATCATCGGTTTGGAGTTCGTTAGTGTCGGCCGCAATTGCGTCAATGATAAGATCGAGCCTGCCTCCATTTGTCCAGTCGCCCTGCAATTCATTGGTATCTGCAACAATCAAGGTCGTTTCAGCTTTCACAGCGGCAATATCTGCTGAAATATCAGCACCGACAGGAGTACCGATTGTAGCCGTGTCTGCTAAAATATTTAAGATGTCGGGCGAAATTGCAACTATATCAATATTATCCGTAGCCGCCATTATGAAGATAGCGGGGTCTTCTCGAAGTGTTACGGTTTTTGTCGCTCCGGTATATGCAGATATAACCCCGATTGCCTTCTGAACTGCTGTAGATACATCTTCAATGATTGCCAAACAGCCTATATATGCACCATCATCTGAAGATCCAGCCGTGAGCGTAAAAGATACCTGTGATGCGAGTGTAGCGATAGTTGTGGTTTGTAAAGTAGTTGGAGGGGAACCTCCAGCCCCCGTAGTCCAAGCCGCGTCCCCCCGGTTGCGAATTGCCTCATTCGAGTCGGTAGCTGAACTAAAAGTAGCCCCCTGAAGATCATTTATTTTAGTGTCTAGCGTAGTCCCGGTATCAGTAAGAATTGAAGCGGTTTCAGCTTTAACAGCAATAATATCAGCGGCTATATCTACGCCAGCCGCATTAGTAATGACTGCCGCCTGAATAGCATCAAGCTCGGCTTGTAAGGTAGTGCTTGTGTCCACTTCAATCGCATCAATAGAGGCCTGCGTCCCTGACAATAAGTTGGCCCCATCTGCGCCTGTGATGATATCAAGATCAGCCTGAGCCGTAGCGATTAACCCCGGAACATTGTCTGTTTGAAGTTCGTTTGTATCTGCAACGATGAGGGCGGTTTCTGCCTTGACTGCGATTATATCAGCCGCAATATCCACTCCAGCGGCATTCGTTATAACAGCGGCTTGGATCGCATCTAACTCAGCTTGCAAAGTGGTTCCTGTATCCACAAGGATTGCGGCTGTATCTGTCTTAATAGCACCAAGGCCGTCTGTACCGTTGCTAAGGTCGGTTTGAATGCCATCGACCACGGTGTCTACGGTAGTGACTAATGCCGCAAGATCACCTGCCGTTTGAGTTGTACCGGCAACTGCCTGGACATTAGATGGTGGGAAGAACGAAATATTATCCCCTGCCGCCATTGTGAAAATACCAGGATCTGCGGCTAAGGTTACTGTTTTTGTCGATCCGGTATAATCCGAAACATAACCAAAGGCAACTTGGATATCAGAAGCAATATCGTGTACATAAACAGGACATCCATTATAGGCATCATCGTCTGCACTACCCTCATCCAGAGTGAAGCTTGTCTGACTCGCAAGAGTTGCTATATTGGTTTCCTGAATAGCCCCTGGATACCCTATTGTAAAGGTCGCTGCTACAAAATTGACTGTTGCCGCGTCAACCGTTATTGATGCTATTGTTACATAATAATTTGACCCAACGTTGTAAAAGTCAGCGGTAGCATTTGAGGATAAGTCAATAGATAATCCATGAATACCTGTCGTGCTATCAATATCAATACCATCTGTATCAAGGAGGACGACCCCAGTAGTAGAAGCCCGTTCTGTCATACTTGTTCCCTTATAGATACCTATGTCAGCAAGTGCAAGTCCTGTCATCGTGACACTGGCAGACGGGTCGTTACTGTCAAAAGTATGAAATGGAATAAGGATCGTTGACCCTGGCTTTACTATGCCTAAATTCACCATCTAAATTGGTCCTCCAAATGGTCCGTGTAAAGGCATACCAAACGGGCCTTTAGGATTTGCGCCGCCTGCCGCCGCTGTTTCGTTGATTATAAAATCGTCAAAGCGGTGGCCATTGTCTATCCCGTCCGTACCACCTGCTATAGTTCCCATGCCCATCCCACCTGCTCCCGCCGCTGTGATCGCCGAGTCGGTTGCACTGGCAACTTCAACATCGTCCACATAAACCTTGATCGCCGAACCAATCATTTCCAGCTTAACGGTATCGCCACTGGTTAAATTGGCAAAGGTGTCTAATTGTGTCCTGCTGGCGGCAACATATTTATAAAGCTCACACCCTGAAGCAGCTTGCCCATTCATCCGAACCGCATAAAAATTAGATGAATCCGCGTATCGCCCTACAATATGTGCCGATCTATCAGGATCATCAATAATAGTGGACATGGTAACTATTACATCTTGGTCGGCATTCACCCCACTATCAGAGCCCGTGTAGAGTTCGGCATTCCCAGCGTCATTCTCGTCCGATCCAGCGTTGCTGGATTGGATTTTCATCGGAGTTTCAGCCGATGTGTCAATAGCCGTGTCCCAAGTCGTGCCTGTGGTATCGGGAGTCCGACCCGCTATATCACCTGAGCCTGTAAATGTATCGTTAAATACTTCGGCCATTAGATAGTATTAGCAAGATTTGTAAGTAGTGTTTTCATTTGACCTAAACGAACGGTCACTCTGGATTGATCTTCTACCGAATAACCATCAGCTATCATATCCGCCAATAGCTGATCCATCTTATTCTTTACCGTTGTCATATCGTTAATAATCCTAACGCCGTCTTTAACAGCAACCTTTAATAGTCTTCCCCGTTCATTCCTTAATTCATCAACTTCTATATCTGCCATAAAACCCCCTATTGATTAACTGTTTGCTGTTGAACAGGTTGAATCCCTATAATATTCCCATCCTCATCACGAACAACCTCTTGAGGGGCCAATATAGCTTCAGCGACCTGTTGGTTGCCTTGGTTCAAGGACGTGGCCATGGCGTTGACATTCTGTTCCAAAGCCACAAGCCTATTCTCTCCTTCCGTTTCCTCATTAAGCTGGTTCCGCTCACGCTCCAGCTTAATACGCTCATTTTCTAATTTCATCGCGTCAATTTCAGCGGATCGAGCCGATTTGCTATCCTCAACCTGCAATTTCTGGGCAGTCAAGGCTTTGTCAGACTCAAGAGAATCAATTTTCTTCTTACCCTCATGAAGTACCTGTGATCCTTGCTGAATTGCCTGCTTAAGCTGTTGGTTTTCATTCGCCATTTGGTTCATGGCCTGTTGCGCTTCTGGTGGGATCTTATCCTTGCCCTTCCTTGTTTCGGCATAGGCTTTCTGGATTTCAGGTGACATGGTTAAAAGCACACGGTCGGCCGCCTCATCTGCCCCTTGGAAGTCCTGCATTCGCAAGATAAGATCGGCTAGGATGGAACCAATTTCAGGGGAGAACTTGCCCACCTGGAGCAAGGTGTCTGCGGTTTCTTCTCTCTGTGAGTCACGGGACGGGCCAGCCTTAACGGTAACATCATATTTGCCGACATTCAGATCATAGAGCCTTTCTGATTCTTTATCAGGCTGTAGTTCACCACCGACAAGCCGCACAACGCTTTCCTTCTCATCGGCCCCGACAATTCTAATAACCTGCCCCGGTCGTTTGTAAACATGGGGGATGATTTCAACAATGACCTTACCTGCATACTCAATAGC